GCGTTTTAAGGTGTTCCCTCACCATACAAGCAGGTCAATCCTGCGAAGTATCAATTTCAAGTTTCAGTACACAGCGGCA